CCACCTTGACCGAAAAGCAACTCGTCAACAAGTGGGGTAGTTACAGCAGCAAGAACAAAGGCTAGCTCAGGACCAATAACGTCACCAAGAGCAGCTTGGAAGCCAACAGTCAAAGCAGCGCCTACACCTAAGAACTGTAGTTGTGCTTTTTTAGCAGAAGCTTGTAAGCTAGTTAACACGGTTCCACTAGCACCAATAGCTTGGTCTCTAAAGGCTGAAGCTCGGCCACCGAACAGTAAACCGTCCATAATGCTTGCGCCTTGACCAACAACGCCTCCCGCAGTACGAGCAGCAAGAGCAATAGCAGCAACGTTAGTAATGACTAGCGTTCTAAACCCTTTGAAGAAGATTGCTGCAGCAACACCACCGTAAAGTAAGGCAGTTAAGAGACCACCACCGGGTAAGCTAGAAAGCAGTTTAGCTGGTAAGGTTAGTAGTCCTAGGTCAACAGACTCAGCAAAGGCTGCACCTGCAGTAGAAAGACCTTGAATAAGTGAGTCAATAATAAACGGTATGTTAGTAACAATACCTGCAAAGGCAGTACCAATAGTTGTACCAATACTGTCACCTAACCTTGCAAACAGAGTGCTGTCTGAAAGTGCAGCAAAAATACCAGTACCAACAGCTAAGGCTAAACCAACAACAACAACAGGGCCAAGAAGCCCAAAGGTTTTAGCAAAGAGTGAAGGTGACAGAGCTTTAACTACAGCACCAGTTAAAATAGTCACTAGTGCAGCGCTGAGTGTTGGGCTTACTCGATCAAGCCCTGCTAGTAACCCATCAAAGCTTTCTGAAAGTCCTTTTGCAACGTTAGTAACTAAGGCTTGAACAGAAGACTTAATACCGTCTAGGCTAAAGTCAACGTCTTTGATTGTGATAGAAGCTGTAGAAATAAAGTTTAAGTTAGAAAAACGCTCATAAATTGCTTTAAATTTTTCACCTACTGCGCTAGCAAAGCTAGAAACAACTGCAAAGGCTTGTGGTAGCCACTGTTGAGACAGAGCAAAGACTTGCTCCATAGTGTCAGTCCACCAAGAGTTTCCAATTACCTTGTCGTAGACCCAGTAGAATTTACGTTCAATGAGATTTAAAAACGTTTCGACTGTGGACCAAGCGCCACTTAGTTGGCTTTTAGCTATACGACCAACAGAGACAAAGGTATTAGTTACGGACTCAAGAAATTTAATTAGTTTAGACTGAGCAATGTTTTTAGTAATAATAAAGAAAAACTTTAACTCGTTGTTTAGGTAGCGGATAGGGATAGAAACTCTTTCAGCAATTGCTAACTTAATTAAACTGAAAGCAAAGCGCCTTACAGTTCTTTCAGCTAAGTCAATACCAGCTTCAAAGGTAGCAATAGAAGTGTTGCCAAGGTTTTTTACAAACCTACCAGAAAGGTTTACTAGTTCTTTAAAAGCCCTAGTACCAGAACTACGAAGGTTATCTAGGTTGACCGTAGAACGTCTAATACTGTTAGCAATTTCTTTTAGTCCCTCTGAAACACCATCAATAGCACCTAACCCAAAAGAACTGAGAAAGTCAAAGTTTACTAGTTGGTTAGCAATACTAACAATTTGAGAACCTAGCGCGCTAATAATACTAAGGATACTAGTAGAAATAGTAAAAATAGAGTTAGTAAACCCAGAAATAAGACTAAAAGAGCTTACAATGTTAGCAACAATTTCACCACGGTTCAAAGAAATAGCATCACTAAGTGCGTTAGCTCTGTCAATGAAAAACTGGGTAATACCAACTTGTTGGCTTACTTCACCAGTAACTCGGCCAATTTGTTCTCTTAAAACAAGGAACGCTTGGCTACCAGTTTGTGCAAGTGTTTCAAACTCTGAGTTTAAAGTTTCTGCTTGGTCTAGTAGTGCACCAAACACTACGTCAGAAGTTAGCTTTCCTTCAGCAGCTAAAGCTCTTAAAGAACCAAAAGGTACTTCTAAAGAGTCAGCAATAGCTTGTGCAAGGCGGGGTGCGCCTTCTAAGACTGAGTTGAGTTCTTCACCACGTAGCGCACCAGCAGCAATACCCTGACCTAACTGAGTTATAGCACCAGCCGCGGTTTGAGCGTCAGCGCCAGAAATTGCAAGGGCTTTGTTAACACTTGTAACTGCTTTTAACAAGTCTTCGCTTGAAACTTCAGCGTCGCTTAACGCTAAACCAAACTTACCAAAAAGTTGTGTAGAAGTAGTTACAGAAGAGCGCGTTCCTTTAGAAATTTCAAATAGCTCGTTTAGAGTTGCGTTTAGTTTATCGCCTCTACCAGTAACAAGAGCAATTCTGTTTTCTAGGTTAGTTAGTGAGTCAGTAGCTTTGTTAATACCACCTACTATAGCTGCCCCGGAAAAGGTTGCACCAATAGATAAAGCTAGGTTACGAAAAGTACGGGTGGCTCTACCAACCCTTGTGTCAATACTAGAAACAGAGCGTTCTAGCCTAGATAAATCTTGCCTTGCTTCAAGGCTATTAGAGCGTACTCTAATTTCTACTCCACTCATAGTTACCCTCCTTAAGGATAAAAAAGCCCCTGACAGTAACTTAGTTAAAAGTCACCATCAAGGGCTAAGTATTAAGTTCTTATCACACCAATTTTAGTTAACACTTGTTCAATAAAGTATGAAGGAGCTTGTTTGCTACTACCTCTGTTTAGGTACACAATGTGTTCTACGTCGTTGTTGATAGCACCATCAAGATAACCATCTAGTGCAATAAAAGTATTGTTTTCCCAACCTAGCCTAGCCTCACCAGTGTCAACCGGAGTAACTATTTTAAGCGTTTCAGTAGCAAACTGTACTCTCTCGCCAATTTCAAGGTTAGCTTGTTGCTTAACTTCACGTTCTACTCTGTCAAGTTCTCGTTTAAAGTTTACAATTTCTAAAGAGAGTTTGTTTGTCATAGTAACCCTAGCTTGTTAAAAAGTCAAAAGAACTATCGCCGCCTTTAGCTTTAAGCATACGCTGTAAAAACAGCCCAGAAGGAATAGCACGGTCGTTAACTTTACTATCTTGGTTTGCTTTACTAATTTGACGTAAAGAAGCAAACAAGTCTTCAGGTCTAGCTTTAACACCTTGGGCTTTCATTAACATGACAGTGCGGTGGTCTTCTCGCCAACCTACAGGGTGCTTTTTGAAGAAGTCAATCCACTTAAGTAGTTCAGTGTAAGGCATGTCATTTTCAATCATAAAGACTGGAATACCTAAGTTAAAGGCTACTTCATAGATAGTCTCTTCTTCTTTAGTTAGTTTCCCGCTTCCTTAGCCCCCAAGCCAGAAAGCTCAAGAATAGTATTTACAAGGTCATTTAGCTCACCAATTGGGAACCCGTTGAAGTCTTCTTTAGTAAGCTCTTCGGCACCAACAACAGCAATTTTAATTACGTCGCCAATAAGGTCGAGCTGGTTTTCTTCTTTGTTAGACTTGTTAGCTTTTTTTACTAGCTCTTGGATTTGACGTACTTGGTTGATAGAAAGCTTTCGAACTTCTACTTTTTCCCCCATAAAGTCAACTTCTTTAATAACTACTTTACCGATTAGGTGCTTCATACTTTTTCTCCAAACTTTGTTGTGGGTTGCTCGCCTTTAAAAATTGCTTGATTGTGCAACTGGAAGTCATCGAGCAGCTTCCTAACTGTGTGCAGCGCAGACAGTGTTTCAATAATTTCTGTTCCAGTTTTACTGTCATTTTCAAAATCTTTTAGTCGATCAAAGGTTTTTCTAATGCTAATGTCAACACTCTTTCGCATGTGGCGGAAGGTTGTTTTCATCACAAAACTCTTACTAAAAGGTGGTTTATCTTCTACCATTTATTCTATACTCTCTAATAATTTTAAGGTAGGAGAGAAGCCCGAAAGCCTCTCCCCCGTTAAGTTATTAAGCGCTAATAGTTGCTGGACCGTAAAAGTCTGACTGAGCAGACAAAGTAACGGTTGCAGTAGTAGCGTCAGTAAGCTGTGGGTTTACTAGAATGGCTTCAACGCGGCCAATAAAGTAAAACGCAGTGTTATTAATTGTAGTTAGAGCTGTACCGTCAATACTAGCAGCTAGCGCAACAGACTCACCAACCATAAGAACCCGGAAAGCCACTTCTTGGCCAACAAGAGCATAGATTGGTAGCATGTCTTCAGCAACGTAGTTAACAGTAAGTTCTAGGGAAGGCGCGTCGGACTGACCTTGCACCTGTGAAGAGGTTGCTTGCCCGTAAACAGGAACGTTTACAATGTTAGCAGGCGTACCAATTGAAGGAAATTCTCGTACAGAAGGAAGCCGAGTAATGTCAGCAGAGTTTGCAGTAGCAAAAGCAGTAACAAACTCAGCAACGGTGTCCATACCTACAACAGTACCGTCGTAGATATCTAAGTAGGTATAAATACCTGACTGAAGGGAAGAAATATGTGCCATGTGGGTTAGTCTCCGTAATTTTTGAATGGTATAAAGTAGGATGCTGTGAAAAATGCAGCACTATAAGGATCTTTTCCTTCCATAGACAAGTAAGAAGCTTCTAGCTTAGTATTGTTAGGGAGTACCTTATCTTCTAACAGGTTGTCTAGCACGTCAGCTAAACCCATAACTCTTGCCTGTCCGTTTCCGTAAGGCACAAACATCTTAACTGCAAGTAACCCGGAAACCACTTTGGTTTTTTCGTAATCTTTATAATCTTTTTTAGTTGGTAGTACGTTGACAATAACATACTCTGTTACGCCGTTTCCTAGTTTTCCGCTGTAGTTAGAAGGTATAGCTTTTACGTTTAGTTCTAACCACGCTGAAGAAGCAAAAACAGACTCAACGTCTGCTAAAATACTGTTAAACATTACATAAGCTCCGATACTGAAAGCTCAATAACAAAGTTGTTATCTACGTAAGTTTCTATACGGTACTCTACTGAGTTTACTACTAGTGTGTCGTAGGAGTCCATGTTTGGACCTGACTTTATAATTGCCTTGTGCTGTCTTGCAGGGGTTTGTAATTCAGCAGAGCGTTTAGGTGGCGCTGTGCTACTGAGAAAAATAACGTCTACAAAGGTGTTAACTACTGCTTGAGAAACGTCTCTTGTAGCAAAGTTATAACCAGAAACGGTTTTATCTAAAAGCTCACCTCTTTGTTTAAAGTCACCAACCTTGTCAAAGGCTGTGTTTACAGCGTTTTTTACTCTGGTTTTTAATGACATTAGCTAAACTTCCACCAAGAGTTTCCTTGGCTAGCACCTCTAGCTAGTAAAGGATAAAGCAAAGACCTAACCATAGGTGCAGTTTTAGAAAGCCTACCTACGTCGTTATTAGAGTCTGTTACAGAAATAGGACCAACTGTAATACTCTCAAAGGTTTGTGTTTTACCAGTAAGTATGTCTTCGTTGTCAACTAGGTAGAGAGCCTGCTCAAAAACAGCAAGCAGGACTCTCCTTGGTACTTCGTCAGCGGCAACAGTAATGTTACCACCCATTCTTGCATCATAAAAAGAAAAAGAGTTTCTTGGCCAAGCAAGAGCTTGAGAGAGATTAACTGCTGAACTAGCCCAAGGGTTGTCATCAACAAGTTGAGTAGCAGTTACAAGAGCTTGTTCTTTAACTTCATCAGTAGCGTTAAACCAACCTGCACTGTCTACTCGTGTATCAAAGTAGTCATCAGCAGTAGTTAACGTTGAGTAGCTATTTGTATTTAAAGTTAAAGGCATGTTAATCTCTCCTAGTTAGAATTAAGCGTGGAAAACAGGAAGGATACCTAGGTTAAGGCTGTCCATCTTACGGGTCCAGCTAGCAGCAGCGCCAAGGGTAGCGTTAGTGCAGAACACGGAAGTGCTACCACCCCAGTCGTAACCCATTGGGTGCATAATGAAGCCGTAACGATACCAGATGTTGGTTGAACCACCACCAGTATAAGAAGCTGCATCACGCTCCACTTCAACAGGAGTTTCAACACCAATCATTTCAGCAGCAACAGAACCCGGCTTAACGATGTAGGAACACTTTGTTGACTCAGCAAGGAGGTCACCAGTAGTAAATCCAGAAATCATCTGGTTAGCACGAGTTAGTACTAGGCGGAACTTACCACCAAAAATAGTACTAAAGGTCAGGTTACCGTCTGTAACAGTTGTGTCGTCTACTAGGTTAGCAGCACGCATTTCAGCAAGTACTTCTGGTGAAGTAACTAGGAACATGTAGTCAGGCTCGTAGTCTTTGAAAGCTGCGCCAACAGCACGGAAAAGGCGCTCACCGCGAGCAGCACCAACAGAGCTAGAGTCAAAGAGACGCCGCGCATCGCTTGCGCCAGTTGAAGCTGCACCAAAGAGACCTGCAGCGTTAATGTCAACGAAGAAACCAGTAGCAGCAGTATCAGCGTTAGTATCAAAGTCAATAATACCCCCATTACCAGCATCACTAGCATCACCAAGGGCAACCTCTGAAAGAGCAACTCCCTTCAGTACTGAAAGTAGTGCGTTGTGCTCGTCTTGAGCACGGACTTCGGAAAAGTCACGAGCAATCTTAGCAAGGCCATCTTCTTTAGAGATAACACTTTGTAGGTTTACCTGTTGTGCACCAAAGGTACGAACAGTCTTAATGAAGTTTGCAATGTCAGTGTCAATACCAGTGTAGGTACCGTCTGCGGCGTTTGAAAGTGAGGCAATGTTAATAGTTGCGTCTAGTG